GATCAACCCTAGGCTTTAGCTGCATCTGTCGATTGGCTTCACGGAACGATCTCCCAATTTTATCGGCATCAAAATCAAAGTTAAATTTTTGGTTTTTTAGTGCAGCCAAATCTCTCTGCAATCCAGAAAGATCTAACTCAGTACCAATGCTTAGCGTGACTGCACTATCAACCATGACATTATCTCCGTTCTAACGTTAAATCTCGACAGTATTGTTGTTCGTATTCCGGGGGAATAACAAACACTTCGTATTCTTTCCCTGAGTCAATATCCGTAAGCTTTTGCCACCCCCAAGCCGCTTCGTTGAATATCGCAAAATCAGAATACAGTTTCTGACCGATATCAGGACAGAAAACCGCTATCCCTTTACCGATCAACATTCGATTTTTCTTGGGGTGATTGCCGTCCGTTTTCGCCTGTTTAAGAACATCAATCGGAGCGGCATGGACTACCCATGAAGGCATCAACCTATCTGTAATCAAGCTGAAAAACGCATTGGCGATCGCCGGGTCTAAACTGTCGCTCTGGGCAAAGTAGAAAAAGTCCGACGGTTTCGCTGGTTTCCCTTTTTTGGGGTCACGATTGGCATTCACAAAGCAACTGGTTAACGTCGCAATACTTAGCTCATTTAAGTGAGCATCTTGACGGCGTAATCGTTGTCCTTGATCTAATGCTTGAAGTACCACGTCAATCGTTAAATCTCCAAAATTATCGGGGTGAAACATCGGATGCCCACCCCATAACCAGTTCACTTGCCAGAAGATTTCTACCCAGTCAGTTTGCGATCGCGTTAATCGTTTTTTAGGGTTTCCTCAGTCAGTGGTTCGGGTTCGGAATCGTCATCCCCTTGATCCCATCCGTTCATCTCCTTAGCGCAAAATTCCGCAAGGGCATTGATTACAGAAACAGGCATTTCTTCAGATGTTTGATCAATTGTCCAGTCATTTCCTGCAACCCGACGCACCATTGCCGTTGCCAACACAGCATTACGCATTGGTGCTAACTGAACAGACTCGCGCTGAAACTCCATCAGCTTCAGCATATATTTCTGCGTTACCTTGGATGCCACGCTGACATTACCAACGGTATTAGCCGGAATATCATCGGCGATCGCCTCAACCATGACCTTATCTGTGGTCAACGTCGCATCTTCCTTTAGCACTACAAGATTGCCATCTGGAAGACGCACAATTGAGCCAGTCAACAAAATATGTCGAGTAGAGACAAACAGCGTTGTATCGCCTTTTTTTGCTGCCTTGGTAATCACGATAGTTGACGTTACAGAGCCAGAAGTTAACGCTTCAAAAGCCTCCCCTAACTCGATACCTTCAGCTTCGGAGATCTCAACAGCCAACAAAATCGCTTGCTGTTGCACATCGGGTAAATCCTTGGTATTTTCCCGAATAAAATGCGCCTCATTGATGGTCAGTGAGTTTTTGCGGGGGATTTCAAGCATCCCATGTTCGGCATCACCAACTTCAATAATTTGATCGGGCTTCGGGGCGACTTTCCAAGGCAGAGATTTTAGTTTAGGCATATTAGGAAAACTGGCGCGTCCGCCAGTAAAAACGTGGACAAGAAATCAAACAAAAAATTAAGCAGGGTAATCGAAGTTCGGAGTACCGCGACCTTTGAACGTACAAGAATAGGACAGCAAACCATCGGAGGGACGACTCATGTCAAAACCTTCAATAATGCATGGGCCATGGTAAGTTCGCCCTGTGGTGAAGCCCGTCGGTGTAGGCGATTCGTGCCAGATGTAAATCTCTTGACCAGAGTTCGCGTTTCGGGCGTTGTATTCGATCATGTCGAACGTCGTATCATCCAAAAGTTCATTAGCCGACCATGAGATAGACCAATCGGAACCCGTGACCGCACCATCGGAGTAACCGCCCGGATCTTCAAAGATCAATACGTCGGTCGTGGTGTTACCAAGGGAAAGATCTGCCTGCGTACCGCCGAGCAATCGGGTTTTAGCAACAAATGCCATCGTTTCACCGACTGCAACAGCCTTGGCAAGAGGACGAACAAATAATGTTGTGTCACCGATTGCTAAGTCCTGAGTAAGAACGATTTTTGCCCCACCACTGGTAACGAGGGGAGTTCCTTCGGCGATCGCAATCGTACTGGCATTGATACCTAAATCGACATCACCAATAATGCCAGCCCCACCGGAAGCGACCGTAAGTGTTCCGTTTACGGGTGCGGTTCGACTACCTTTGGGCAGTAATGCAACAAAGACTTTTACCTTGTCACCTACGCCCGTTAAAAAAGCCTTTGTCATGACTGAAGACCATTAACGTTTACGCCTACGATCTTGCGTCCGTGCTAGGATCTTCAACAAGGTTAACGGTAAACGGAATGGCGGATCATCCATTAAAAATAGCCCGTGAAAAACGCGGTATTTCTCAATGTAAATTAGGGATGCTGACGGGCGTTCATTCGAGCAAAATTAGTGACATAGAAAACTGGCGACGCTATCCCTGTGAGGCATGGAAGACAAAGCTTAGCCAGTATTTCGGGATACCTGATTATGAGTTATTTCCTAAAACAGAAGATTTGCTCGATGTAATTCGCCAACTGACTGAAGAAAACACAAAATTAAAAGCGATGATCTCTGGCAGAGGAACACCGCTTGCACATAGGGACAATACTCGTTTTCTATGATTTGATTCTCACTATTTGTTCTCAAACAAAAAGGGGCATCAGCCCCTCCTATAACCATTACTTAAGTTTTACTCAGTTACCGATTCATTTGCGGTGTCGCTTGCTTTTTTTCGAGGTTGTTTAACTGGTTTCTCTTCAACTACCTGTGGCTCCATTGACCAGCCATCATCTAACCAAGCTTGCAACTCAGAAAGATAAACATTGTGGGCAATCTCGGAACCTTTATAGAGGACTACAGGTTGAGGCATAGTTCACTCCTAGACGTTCACGACCCATGCCGCCATGGTCAAGTTGCCGGGCGATCCCGTTTTGGTTGCAGTCACCCGAAGATAGGTAGCTGTGGACAGAATATCGCTAACGCGATCGCCACCAAGTACCAGTTCGGTTTCCGCTGCCGCACCCGCAAAAGTAGCGGGGTCAAGGGTAGCCAGAGTCACATAGCCACTACCTAAGCTTGCGGAACCTTCAACAGTAATTGTCCATTGAGCCGTACCAGCAGCATAGCCAGTATAAGCAAGGTGTGCGATACAGACTTTGAAAGCTTCGACCTTTGTGGGATAAAGTTGAATCCCAGTGGTTGAAGTCGTAGCGGATAAAGCCGCGTCGGTTAACTTGCGAAAAGTCAGAGCATCATCTACCGTACCCCGGCGACGGGAATCCTTGTAGTCGGCGTAAAAAGTTGCCATAGAAATTAATCCTTTTGATGATTGGAACAAGAAAAAATAGACGATCAATTAGGCAACAACAGCCCCATTTTTTACGCCGTAAAGACGTGCCATGCAACGCGGATTCATCGCCATAATGCCACAACCCCATTCAACACGGGTACGCAGTACAGGGCGATCAGAAAGTTCGCCTAAATCACGAACGTCAATCACACCATCTTGGATGCCCTGAAGCATCATTTCACGGAATGACACACAATAAATTGAGGTGGATTGATTTGTCCCACCACCGGGGGCAGCCTCAGTGAACGGTAAGATTTCATTGCGGTTGTTGTCTTCGCGGAGCGTGATGATTGGGAGTCCAGCATAGCGGATAACCTCACGACCAAATTCATCCATCGAGTAGGTGATAAACCCACCGACAGAAGTATTTCGAGCCGCTGCCGTTAAACGCAGAGCCATCTCTTCATTCATGATCCAATGCGTCGGGCTTTGAACTTGTCGCTTAGTGCGATCTAACGCAGTCAAACTAAGGACATCGCCACCGGAAGTCGAGCCATTCGCTACCAATTGAGAGCCAACAATACGCCGCTTAATCCCGTCAAATTCAAGGGGATTGGTTGAGCGATCGCCGTTAATAAACGTATTTGTCCATGCCAAGGAAAGGGAATCCACTTTTAGCATTTCTTGGGTAGCTCGGATGTCCTCACCAAAGTGCTGTAAAAGTTTCATGTCCACATCCAAATCACCCCCGGCGATCGCCAGAGTTTCGGTTTGTGGGTTCACGATCCCAGTTGATTCGGAGAATGCTTGGTTATATCCACGGAACCCGATGCCGGGCATGGTTTCCTGAACGTTGTAGGAGATGGAGTTGCCGGGGATAGTTTGGAAGGGGATATTCTCAAGGACACCGGAGCTTTCTGCATATTGCCGAATTACACCAGCTTGCTTGAAATTGCCTTCGGTTGCGGATAGTTTCGCCGCTTCCAACAGTGTTAAAGCCATTAAAAAACCTCGCTAATCGGGTGAAGTTACAAGGCATCACGCCAATTTCGAGGATGATTCCGTCGATGTGTTAAGGTCTTCCACAGTTATTAACATCGCGTTAACAACCCACATGATTTATTATAGGCTATTTTTTCTTGTTGCCAAGTCGAGCTAATTCTGCGGGACTTAAGTGTTTCAGATCATCCCATTCTAGAGATTGACGAGAACCCGCTCCATTGGTTGGTGGCGTTGTTCCGATTCCCTGTTTTTTCTGGGATAAAAATAGACTAGGTTTTTCTGTTTTGAGAGTAGAGGAAAGATATTCATCTACCGACATGGGTAAACCAGAATCATTTAGTAAGGCATCACCCGTGCGCGGATTCAAAACTTCAACGGAACCCGTTTCCGAGTTGTACCCAAATACCCCTTGAGCCGTTAATGCAGTGTAGGCAAGGTCAAATAGTTCGGGATTGCCACTAACGGCAGGTTTTGACCATGCAGATAGCACCGCATCCTTGATTTTTGACTGGGTTCGTTCCGTTTCAATTTCAGCAAGGCGACGCTCTTTTTCTTTGATCGTTTCTCGCAATTCTGCTTTTTCCCGTGCGGCTTTTTCATTTGCGAGCTTCATCAATTCTTCGTAGCGTCTTTGTTCCTCCAGTTCCTTTTGTTGTCGTTCTTGTTCCCGCTGCTCCGCCGCCTCTTTTTCCGCCTTGAGTTGGGCGTACTCTTCTGGGTCAATCGAATGGAGTTGCCCCTTTAGTCGCTTCACTTGTTTTTCTAGATCTTTTGCTCGTTCTCTCTCTTTTCTAAGGGCAATGAGGGCAGGATTTTCTTCTGTTGTTGTGGATTCAACGGAGTCTGATTCCGTGGGAACGCCACCATCTACAACGGATTCAGGTTCATCATTTAACAGGAAATGCTTAACAAACATAGGTAATGGTTATTGATAGAAACAAGTTAATTTTAGCTTAATACTAGGCATTCGCACGGGTGTTGAAGCTAATATATCGACTCGTAGAATCCCACTGCAACAGTCGAATGATAGTAGCTTCGCTTGCTCGTTTTTTGATTTCGTAACCATCGTATTTAGATATCCCGCCGCGATCGCTATACTCGATTGAGTATTCCCCATCAACTCGCTGACTTTTTATTCCCAAGCTTGTATCGGTAGTCATTGCGGATTGTTTTGCACAGTTTGCCGATACCCAATCAAGGATCGCCGTCTGGACATCGCCAACAAAATCAGTGCCGTTTGTTGAGTCAAACAACTCCAGATCTTCGCACCGAGAACGAAGCAATGATCCTTCGGTGATTGCATCTGGGGACAATTTTAGGACAGTGATTAACTGGATATAATCTGTTTGTGTAAATGGTGCAGCCATAAAAACCTCAAAGACTAAAGGCGATTCGATCAAGGCGATCACTTAAATTCATTATCGGAGCAGTGTCTCCCATTTTGTAGTAAATAGAGCATCGACAACGCCCCCCACATTGGCAAGCGTGACCGGGAACCACGACCATTTCAATCGGTAACCACTCCCCATTGGTCGAATAGCCAATGCAATCGGTACAATGTCGAGCCTGTGGGTCAAGATCTCGTTTTGCCAATTTCACCCCGGCGATCGCCCTCGACAATTGCTCACCCTTATAAAAACTTTTCCGGGTGGATGCCGCATAACTACCCGCCCGACTCAATATCCGTTTTGGTGTTAGCTCACCCCTAGAAATTTGATTCGAGAATAAATGAAGGTATCTGTATTCTCTTCTGAGGCTTGCACCGACAGCACCAAAGTGAGCGTTAGATACTCTATTCTTGCCACCAGCACCGAGCATGGTCATACGAATATGGGATTCCTTGATCGTTTCTGCCATTCGCTTTTCCCACTCGGACAGGCTGATTTTTTCGGATAACAATAATCGAGTATGCCCTTGCAACCGGACTTTCAATCGCGCTGATTCCGTATCGACTAATTTCAAAACATCGGCACGGGAAACAAAACGCCCTGATTGAGTGTTCCGATATCTACCCGTTTTTGGATTGAAAGTAACCGACATTATTTAGCCTCAAGGAAAGGTCTTAATTCTCGGAAGCTACGATTCACCGCTGTCTTCGTATCCTGTTCCGTCACGTTGGCGATCGCCAGCAATTGCAGTTCGCTCATCGGTGGAGTCGTCGTCTGAAACTTCTCTGGGTTCGGTGTCGTTTTCTCCATTTTCAGTCTGTCCTAATCGTTCAAGTTCATCCTCTACCATCTCCCATGAAATCCCTTTCGGCAAGCTGTCGCTGCGATAGAGAATTTCATACATAAACGGCAAACTCATTTGACCCATTGCCACCGAGTTATTCAGTTGCTCAAGGGTCATCTGGGTTGTGGTTTTCAGTAGGGATTTGTTGACGGCGATCGCCCCCGCATCCTCTAACATCAACCCTTCGTACTCTGCAAAGATTGAGAACAAAGACTGTACAGCCGACTCTAATTGCACAGCATAACCTGACAACGTAGCTTCACTTTGAGCCGCGTCTAATTCTACTTCTGTTGCTGTTTTTGTTGCGCCGCCACTAAAGAAAGAAACAACCATTTTTTGCATCGTTGCCTCAATTAATGCAAGGCAATCTTTCTTTGGCAAGACGCCAGTGCCGACGGGTTCCATCCACCCTCCATCAAGGTTCCACAGGGTGACTCTAGCCCCGACTGTAACGGACTTATGGCGGCTTGGTTCATCTGGCGCATAAGGCTGTGGCTCCTTAAGCATTAATGTCGGTTCAAGATAATTGATCGTGGTTCTGTAGCCACTCCAAACTTGATAATGGGCAAGGTTTAAGTCGGCAAAATCGACCAGTGGGGGAGTTGCCGTAAAGGGTGTGTGACTGTTGAGCGAAAGTCCGATCAATGGGATTTCTTGTAGCCCGTATTGCCCTTCACGAACCAGTTTCAAATCAACATTTAAAATCTCATCGGCACGGGTATTAATCTGAAAGCTTTTTCGTTTTTGCCGTTCGTAGATTTGGTAGTCGCCACCACGTCGCAACACAGTATATGTTTCCCACTCGCTTAAGCCAAAATCACCATCAGGCTTGAGTTCATCCTGTTTATAGACAACTAAATCCAACTCACTGCCATCAAATCGCCAATTGATAATCTGACTGCGTTCTAGAAGCAAAAAGTAAGGGGGTTGTTCAAGGTTTGGGCGATCCACCAGCACGAAAGACGAACCATCCCGAACCGCCAGACAAACCCATTGTTTTATGAATGACTTTAAATCGTTTCCCAAAAGATCGACGTTATCGGTAAAGTCCTCAAACCAGTCTGCAGACTCTGTGAGGTCAAAATCAGTCAGCAATGAGGCAATATCTTTTTCAATGGCATCTCGGAAAAAACGAACAAACACCGACTGGGATAGCTGCTCTAAATAACTGGCATTGTCCTGAGACTTGGCTTTAGGCAGGTATCGTAAGGCTTTCTCGCTATCAACAATTGTCCAATCATCTGCAATCCATCGCCGCCGCCCTTCGTACATATCCTTCAAATACTCTAGAGTTGGCTCGATCTCTCGATAATAAGGATGCCAATAATCAGGCTTTGAGGGATTGTTATGAAGTGCTTCGGTTGCCATTTATTGTTAGGGCGATCGCCATTAAAGTCCTTTCCATTCTACTACCTACGGTAAGAACCGATGGCAGCGGATGGGAGTACCTTCGCCGCCTCTTCTACCCATACCCATGTCACAGCAAACGCCATAACAGTATCGTCATTACCTTGCACAGCTTGACGGGTACTAGCCAAGAATTGAGATGCTTCTGATGCCCGTTTTGTCGTGCCGTCGCTAAACTCTGAACAAAACTCCCAATCGGGGGGATAAATCACATCTCCGTTTTCAATGGCGATCGCCACCCTGTCCGTGTTGACCCGTTTCGATACTGAAGAATGGGAGACTTTTTCAACCCGCAGCCCCGGCATTTTTGTTTGTAGATGCTCAATTAAAACGATGCCTCCACTATTCGACTCAATGCCTACCAATTGTGGTCTGTAGGCTTTGATAATCTCGATAATCTTGGCTTCGTAATAGGCGTTGGTTTTTTTGTTTTCCCGATACTGATGGACAAGTTTATAAGGGTATTGAGTCAAATCAAAAACGAGTGCTGTGTAATAGTCTGCACCGCCAAAACTAGGATCTATGCCCATCAAATAACGATGGCGTGGTTGTGGGGATTCCCATTGGGCGATCGCCTGTTTTTTGACGCAATCCATGTCGAACAATGACCCGGATTCCTTGGGAATCTCCAGATCATATTCTCGTCCTGTCTGTTCCTTGGTAAGTTTTTCTCGGTTCCGAACTACGTCTAAATAATCAGGAATCAAGCAATACATTGGGTGTGATTTCCAATGGAGTAAGACCTTGCACCAGCCAGAATTGTCAATCCAGTAATCAACGCCCGCCCCGTACTCACCCCGACCTTCCCTCACCCTAGCAATCTTCTCTTCGATATCAATATTTGGTGGGCAATCGCCAACAAAAATCTGCCACCACAGAGTCAACGTCCCACCTTTGGGCATTGTTGAAATCAAAACCCTTTTAGCGCGATCTCCCAACATACTTTGTGATGGCGTAGACGATGCATACAGGCTTTCGAGATTATGGATAAATCCAGCTTCATCAAAGATTAGGCGATCAACGGACGGAACACCACGGGCGGCATTTTCTGTTGGGGGATAAAAATATTGATCACCGCCATTGACCGCTTTTAGCCGTTGTCCCGACTGATACTCCCACTCAAAACCCCTGAACTGAGGCATATTCCTTGCCCGGTCAGCTAATTTTGATGACTCCTTTTGCCCAATACTAAAAACGACACCTGTATAGGCTGGATTCTGCAAAGCCTCATGCATGGCATAACACACAGCCGTCTCTGATGCCCCCAATTGTCGCGTCTTGAACCAACAGTGCTTAGGGTATTTTCCCAGTAGCTCACCCAGCAAAATCTGATAATCGTACAGCTTGAACGGCACAAATTCAGAACCCGACTTGATCTGGCATTGCGCCGCGAACTCCACAAAGTCCGTCGGAATATCGATCTTTTGCTCTATGCCCCGTCCAATTGTCGGAAGTTTTGCGATCGCCGGAGCCGCAAACCGTGCCAACGTTCTATTTACTTTCACTGAAAACCTTATATACCAACACTTCTAGGATAGCAGCAAAAAACTTTTAACTAAATGATTGACATCCCTATACGGGTTTGTTATATTAAATACATACCACACAAGACAAGCGAGGCAAACAGATGACTACTCAAGAAAAAGAAATCAACTTCAACACGGGTATTGTTACAAAAGCCGGAAAATGGGTAGAAAATTCACTTACAGGGGAAGTCCTATCTGCTTACTACGTTATTGACGAAAGCACGAGATTCAAAACTGACATCGCCTTGCGCGGATTTGACTTTGATTCTTACAGCCTAATTGGTAAGTTATTAGCCAACTCTTAACTCTTCTTTTTTTTACAATTAAAATTGTCTATACTCATGACCAAAGGAGCCACTATGAAGTTAAGAATTTCACCGGAAGAAGCAATCGTTTTGAGTCAGTTTATTGATTCACTTCGGGAGCAAAATCTCTCAACTAGACAAAAAGAAGAAAAATTAATTGAATACCTAAATACTCACTTTTCTAAGTGTGGCACTGTCGCTGAAGGCGACTTTTTCATTATTAACAACGAAAATCTTTTAATTGACTGACTGGCATTCTCTTGTAGGTCTGTTACTCGGATTACTTGTTCCGGGGTTAGATTTCCGCCTTTGATTAGTTTGTTTACCTCTGCATAAATCAATAGTGAGCTTTCAAAGGCGATCGCCGGAGCAGCAAACCGTGCCAATGTTCTATTTACTTTCACTTACTTTAGGATCTTTAAATTCAGTCTGTTCGTATTCAGAAACAAGATCTATCACTCTCGTTTTCCTAAGTTTTTTGTTTAAGCAATCTCGCATACTGTCGTTATCTAGCTCTATCAAATGAACATGTCTCTCGATCGCCTTATTCAAAGACTCTACTCTTCTAAGCTGTTCTCTCAAGCCTTTATTTTGCTCCTCTAACTCAACAATCCTTTTTCTTGTTTCCCAAGATGCCGCATTTTGCTCCTCTAATTCACAAATAGCATCACAAACATCTCTAATGAACGCCAAATAAAAACAGACATTGATTTCATTTAGATTTTTCCCCTGTGGCTGCTTTTTAATCTGTTCATCAGTCCACAAAACAAGTCGAAGTAATATTTCATTCATTTTTGCAGTTCATCTCTTCTAGAAGTTGAGTCACCCCCAACGCCGTCCCCTCAGTTGACTGTGAAGTTTCGGCAAGACGACTTACTAATCCTAGACCCCTGAACGCTTGATCAAGGGTCATTTTTGCTTTTGGATCTTCCTTGACTGCCAACGATGCTTCATTTACCAACAGTACGACAACCTCAAAAATGGCAGATCCGAGACGCTTGTTTCGGTCACGGTAAGCCTCTACGTCCTTTTCCCACTTGTCCCGTTTCGTTTTCTCCAAATACTCTAGTCGTCGCCGCTCTTCTTCGGCATCCCATTCCCGTATCCGTTCTGTCCAGTTAAATTTCCATGCCCATTGGTCTAACGTCTTTCTGTTATTTGTAGGAACCTCTTCGTCTCTCTCGCATTCTACGTATCTCTCTAAAAGGGCTTTGATCGTTCGACTTGTCCCCATGTCCCGAAAATCCTGAAACGCTTGCCATGCGCGGTCTGTCTCATTTGGGAGGCGATCGCCCATAACTTTCTCCTAAATCTCTAAAACGCAACAATAACAATGATTCTAGTCTATCTATAGAGAAAAAAGGAAATTTCCCTCTAAAATTGACTTGGCAACTCATCAAGGATTAAACCAAAAGATGCTGAGAGTATATCTAAGCCCGAATAGTTTGTATTTATCGGAGTCCTCCTCTCACCCAACAATAGGGGAATTAATGTCGGAAGGAAAATTAGTCGCAACATTTACCAACCCACCGCGTATCGCACGAATCCAATCAACAATTTTTCACCTGCTTTTCCCTGCCAAGCACCCGCCATCCCGACAAATCAATAATTGCTGCGATAACAACTCAGGGATAGATCTCTGATGAACCTGAAAACCCCTGCTCAATGGCAGGTTTTTTTGTGCCTTGGGGTTGAGATTGCTGTGGCGTTGGCGATGGTTGGCGATGAGTCAAAAGCCAAGTTAGTACACCAATGCACACCCAAGGAATAAACGTCTGAAGCCACCCAAAGATCAATGCATACCCATGTTCCGACAATTTATCAGAGCGTTGCTGATATTCCGAGACGAACCGACTGGCATCACGGGCTTCCATCCGCAAATCGTCAATCTGCGACTGCATCTCGGCTATCTTCCTTTCCAATTCCGACACATTACCAGCTAGGTAGCTGAAACGCTCTTCAAGCCGTGCCAAATCCTTGCCGTGCTGATCCACGGTAGTCGCCATGTATCGGGCGATCGCCTTCGTTTCGTTGTCCCGGTCTGAACTGAACATCAGAAGTTTTCCATTCCCCAAAGAAACTTGCGGGATCAAAGTTATCGGAGTCAATATGCTCCAGAATTTGTTTGGTCGTAAACGCTTTGCGGTCGTCCATTGGTAATGCCCACTCTACTATTTAATCCTAATCTGGGAGATTAATGCTCTCAGTGAATTTACGCACCAAGAATCAAAACTTTGATCTCCGTATTGCTGATAGAAGTAGACGCTCATGCTGTGATCTGAGTCACAACCCCTAGATTTATTTTATGCTTGTCTAGGAAAATTGTGTTTTTGTTTGCGTTTAAAAAACGAAAAGCGGAGTGAACAATCCCAGTGGTAAGATAAATTCATTCTCTCAACTAGACCCTTTTGTCCCCGCAATGGGGATTTTTTTGTATGATCCTGAACGATGTACAGACACAGCAACGGGCAATGATTTTGCCCTATGAACAAAGATTGCAAAATGGAGAAAGCTACGACCTAACTCTTGGTAAAACCATCAAAATCCGGCAGTTAATGCCGTGGTGGAAAATCGAGTCATGGGACATCTTCACCCAACCCGACGGTTCAAAGTTTATAGCTAGAAAGGCTTCTTGGGAAACCATTGATATCGGCGGTACATCCCAATCAAAGCCATATTGGGTTAAGCCCGGTATGCCATTCCTTGCCTGTAGCGAGCAATGGCTAAAGATGCCGAATGATCTAGTCGGAATTGGGTTTTTAAAATCCAGTCGGGCAAGAGAATTACTGGAACATCTACAAGCCGTTTTTGTTGATGCCACATTTGAAGGTGTCCTGACCTTTGAGTTTGTGAATATGGACGTTCAGCCCAAACCCATCTGGCAAGGTCAGCGAGTCATGCAGTTAGCGTTTGCAAAGACAACCCCGGCGATCGCTCCCTATAAGGAAAAAGGACACTACATGCTTGACGGTGACACTCAGGAATCAAAGGGGTATTTTGCATGATTGAGCAGTATTTTTCTTTCGATACTGAGATCAACGATCAGGGGGGTGTTCAGTCGGAAAGCAAAACGGCATTTCACTTGATTCCGGCGATCACCCTATTCAAAGTCGCTGAGATTATGCACGTCGGAACAACAAAATATGGTGAAGATAACTGGCGTAAAATTCCGATCCGCGTTCACCTCGGTCGCGCCATTCAGCACATTTACGCATACCTTTTGAATGACCGCACCGAGGATCATTTGTCCCATGCATTGTGTCGGTTGTTTTTTGCTGCTGAGTTACACTACGGATCGAAGCCAGATTAAAATGACTTTAACTTGAGACAAGGAACCGCAGGCTTGATGGATTGCTTGCGGTTTTTTCGTTGTTTTATTCATCAATACGCCCTTCGTCTCGAAGATGTTTTAGATACCGCGATTCATCGCAAAACAAAGAATAAATAGAATGAATTGTCCATCCCTCGTTCGAGGCATAACAGTCGATCACTTCGTGCGCAAGGTTTGCAGACCGAAGCATTTCCCAAGGCGATCGCCACGTTTGTGCCTCCATTTCCTCAGTTAACGCTTCCCAGAAATCTTCGCCGCCTCGAAAAAAAGAAAGCCACTCACTCAGTATCCTGAAAAAACCATAAAACCCAATCAGCCTTCTTTCTACGGTCATCTTCATCCCTCTCAAGGTTACACAATTATTTTACAGTCCCCACCCCTGCTTAACTTGCTCCTTGGCAAAATTCTCCATTCTCATCGCCTGCTCTAAGACTTGCAACGTCAATTCTATTTGGGGCATGAAGTCTTGGGAGTTGACCGGGCGACCTTCGATCCCAGCTCCGGCGATCGCGTTATTGGTAATTTCGATCAGCTTATCCCGGTGGATGCGTAAAGTTAGTTGCTGTTCAATCGTTAGCTTTGGTGTTTCCATGTGTTTTCCCTTTTTCGCAATTATATCCACAGCGTAAAATAAAGAAAACATGAAGTCTGATTATGCACCCGTCCCATGTCCTAGAGTTTCCAGAAGTCGGTATCGCCTTTTCCTATGGCTTTGTCGTGGTATTTTCAGCGATCACCACATGGGCAGCATGGAAGAAAAAAGTTTGTTTTTTGGCTTGGCTACTGCTGGCAATTGGGGCAATATTCTTTTTCTGTGACCTCAGCTATATCCTGACTGCTATGGGCGCACCCCAATCATGGATAAGATTCGAGCATTATTTCGTTGCGTTGTTTGGGACGGTAACGGCTCTGTGCCTTGCCCCTCCATTGGCATTCCGATTTGTAGATTATATTTACGAAATGAAAAGATCAGTGCTAATCCGAGATAAAACAGCAAATTTATCGGGGTTTTGCTCTGTGCTAATCCGTTGGGAGTCACAGTCAAAAGCCACTGTCATCACTGTAAATCAGTCAATGGTTCGCTGGTTCGTTCGGTACGCGATCGCCAGTGCCGAATCCGTCAAACCGGGGGCAAACTGGATTGAGCTACTCCCCCATGAAACCGAATGGATTGAGCGGATACAGCAGACTGCCATCGGCGGAAAATCTTGGCGAAACATGGAAACAGCAGCAACGTTTGACGACCAATTAACAGGCTTTAGCTGGAATATGTTTTTGGTTGATGAAGCTGAAAAACTAATATTAATCGAATGGTACGATTCAACCGCGTTTGTCAGAGGCGTTGAACGGTTGAGATCGGAGCTAGACGTAGCCGTGGCAGATAACGAGAAACTGAGGGAGTCGAACGCCTCAATTCTCGCCAATCAATTAAAACTCTTGAAGTGTTCGATTTCCGAGGATAAATGAACGATCAAACAGCTACGGAAATCTTGCATATTCTCACTCACTTAGCCGCTAAAGCCGACAAGACGGAATCGCAGCTAACTCACAACTCAAGCATCTTGAACAGACTGGAAGCCCTCGAAACACAGAACGAGACAGCGATCAACGAACTCCGCAACGACTTGTTCGAGATGAGAGAACAGATAGCGGATCTTAGCTCAAGAATTGACGGACTACAGGACGAAAAACAGGCAGCCACGGAGCGGATTGTCGCCACCCTTGCCTCTATTCCTTGGCAAAATTTAGCACTATTTGGGATAGCGTTGGCGATCGCCGTTGGCGCAGTATCAATCCATGATGTTGTTGCGTTCGTCCGGTCATTGATAGGAGGGCAATAAAAAAGCCACCTGTTACGGTGGCTTGATCATTACAAAAATTTTTTCATCTCTTCTTTTGCTCGATCCGCTCCGTGGCTTGCCGCCATTTGAGCAAAAAATAACAATACACCATCTCCAGAAAGCGCGGTAGATACGATTCCCACCAAAAAGTCTTTGTATTCAAAGATCTGCGGGTAAATACGCATACATTCCATTAACCGCTGACTAGAGCAATTAAATTCAGAAGAAAACAGGTGAACCCCTTTCGTAGACAGGGTAGAGTGTTCCCAGTACGCGTCATTCCAAACAAAGATAATCCCTCTAGCATCCTCCCAAATATCCCCCGGAACTAAGGGACTGTTAATGCCTCTTTCAGTTGGCTTGACCAAACTAATGATTTCCATATTCTCTCTCAAAGTAATTAGATGACTCCGGTTAACCTGCACCGGAAGGGTGAACATTACTTCTTGGGGTTAGCAATCTTTTTACCAACCCAACTGCTTGAGTACAATCGCTTCTGTTGCATCCGTGACGATGATGGCGGTGATACGCTCAATGTTGGAGTTAATCTCCATCGCCCGGTATGCGGCATGAAGCACATCACCACGGGCTACCGTTTCATAGCGTTCTTCAAAATCCACAATACCCGTCATCTTAACTACGATAGGGTTTACGGTGTCACCGAGAGCGGCAATCAGTTGAGCCATTTCTTCAATCTGTGCAGCGGGAACAGTGGGAGCAGTAGCGGGGGTGATGGATTTGATATCGAGTAACTTGTGCATGGTCGCTGCCTGTGTTTTGAAGTGTTGTTATTATTCAATAAACACGCATTTCGTTGTCGTGTCAATACCCTAGGTAAAATATTTTTTACGCCCCTAAAGACGGTTAGTTTCGTAATGCAGCTAAAGGCAGTCTTCGTCATTAATTTGGCAAAGTTCTCAAACGGGTATAAATACTAGGCTTCATCCTGTTTGTAATTCCAAGGATTACGGGAAAAGACAAGTCTCTTCCAGCCTGATTAATTGCCCAATAACCCTAGTCCCTTTGGGATTAATGACGAAAATCGGAAAAGCCCTGTAACTAGAGGGATAAGCACCATGCTCGAAACTCTCGGCAAATGGTTTCAATGCAGTGATGTTCCCAAGTCTTGATTTGCCCATTAACCGATGCTGTGAGTCGATGGGCATTTTCCGTAGCTAGGTGGATGTTCACCCCGAAACATTGAGCAGTCGATAAAATCTTTGTCCGATAGAAGTCGTTACGGGTCATGGCTTTATTTGTAATTGACATTAAAATACCCCCGCAAGGGCGGGGGTAGGCAACCCAGATAAATAAGGGTCAGTCTTATTCTATATCCTCTGTTGGCTGTAGTGCCTGTTGCATGATCTCAAGGAATCCCCCTGATATTACCTGCTGAATAACAAAAAGTTCTCTGTCTACAAGATCAGCCTGAGTTCCGTGGGATTGATCATCGGTAATAACGCAAAGCCTTTTGCTGTGTTCCGGTGTTTTTCTGTCACTTGGATTAATCACCCCCATGCAGATACATCCGTGATTACTGTCAAATGCATAGAGTTCTTTGCAGTCAGTTCGTCTTCTGTAACAGGGCATTATTTAACAATCTCCTCAGTAATACAGGCATTAAAGACTATGCTTTCCCATGGGGCTGGAAAAAGAACGATCTTGGGATCGACCCTGAAAAATTTAGGCTGCTCCAAAAAATCTTTTAGGTCAAAAGCTTGGTACTCCATCGAACCGTCGGGGTGATAGACCTCAATGATTGGCAGATATTCCCAACAGTTGACAGGGAGCTTTTGTAAACCCAGATGTTTCCGACAAAACAAATAGCGACGGAACCACCAATAGGCAACGCATCCGTTCTCGCCTTGATTAACAATTTCGATTTGGTCACGGTAAAGGTCAACAAGATCGGGTTGGGAGACGGTATTCAACCATTGCTGTTTAGCATCTTTGTTTGGGCAAACATCTAAAATCAACTCGCCTCGCTTAACGGTTGTTCCTTGGGGAGTCTCCCAAAATTGCCGTATCCAGAATTTGTCAATCCGGTATAAGTATAGGACGCGATCGCCGCATCGTTGCCACCATTCGTTAAGCAAAAGTTCAACGTTGTCGCGTTTAACGCCACGATACCAACCGTCCTTGTATTGCAACGGCACTTGCACAACATCAGGGATTGTCGTCTGTTGCTCAATGTCTTGAACAAGCTTTCTGATTTGTGCCGCTTGTCTGCGTTTCCCTTGTCCCATGCTACCTCGCAACCAAATCATAAAAAGGTTTGTCTGAAATTCGCACCGTCACCCGCTTCTCTGTTGAAGAAGTCTTGATAAACCGATGAATGGGAATGATCGTCTCTTCAGACATTAATCCATTTCGCAAAACAACCGTTGTTCCCATCATGGATAGTTTGTCGTCAGCGATCACTCCGGCTTTCACTAAGGCATCGTTAATATGCTTTGTTCCAGCAGAAACATTGTCAGCGTCCATTGTGAAAGGCACATACCAAATATATTCTGCGTACCACTTGGTTAATGGTTTTTTGGGCTTGTCAAGAGAGCAAATAGCCGAAAGTATTTTTGTTTCCCAGTGTTTTTTGCAGCTATTTCGAGTAATAGGAGTTTGAACCATTAATCGATTCAAAAAAGGAAAGTTTTTTATCTTACTAGGCTTCCCTGTTCTCCCCTTGATAGTAGTCGGCGTGCCAATCGTAAATTCAAGCAAATACATTTATTTAAACTCCTGAATCCGAATACCACGCACGTAATTGGGGGCTGAACTCTTGGCAAGTCTATGGGCATCCTCATAGTTATCGGAAGTATATTCGTTGCCTTGAAAATGAGTGACGAAACGTTCGCCAACTTGATAAATGAGGTACAACGCTCCCATTCGGTTTGTTCCACGAAAACGGAATAAAGGCTGGGTTTTTTCTTGAGGTTTTTTCATTGATTTAATTCTACAAAATGTGCTGCTTTAATTCATCGTAACGCTGACTAATTAACTGATATTTTTGGGAACCACCTTTTTTAATGTTCAACAACTCTAAAACTTTGTTTTTGCTCAGTCCTTGGCGGATGCATTGAGTCAAAGTCGCAATATAAGAAGATGGAATTGGAGAAACTCCATTCCATTGTTCAGAGGGCAGTTTTATTTCCGCCCCCTTTACACCTTCATCTTTGTCACTGTATTCAAAAGATGTTGGAATTAACGCCAAATCTGGAAGAGCAATCAATTCTTTTTCTGACTTAATTACAAACTCTTCAAGTCGCGCAACCTTGTTTTCTAATCGATCAACTTCTACAGCCATTGTCAAAGTATCGTTTAGTGCAGGGGATAAATCTTTAATTAACTGGTTTTCCCATTGAATCAAGACTTCATTGGAGACTCGCAACTCTAGCCAATGAATGTCGACAGCTAGACCAAGTTTTTCCAGTAAATTGATTTCTGGCTGCCGGTGGTGACTCTTCCATCGTTGAGAAAAATTCTTTGCTTTCCCAATATAAACAAGCTGAGGCTCAGGGGTATGAGCAACAACAAAATACAGCCCTGACACCTCTGGGAGAAAGTCTTTGTGTTGACACGGAAGTGATGGAAGCGTTAACACTCCGTCTATGCTAATATTAATCATGTAATTACCTGCCGATTAGGTGATTGCCACACCCCGAATGTTGACAGCATTGCGGGGATTTGTTTTGTCTATTTTATCATTTAATAGACCATGTTTTATCACAAGATTTGCATCGATAACGAACTGCTCCAGATGATGTTTTTCCATTTGTGCGCACATCTTTAGAACCGCATTCTGGGCAGTTTTTTGTGTGCATATGTGCGACGTGTGCCTCTGTGCATTCCAGTGATAGCAAGGATTCTAGCCGATCAACTGTGCTTTGTAGCTCTGTGGCGACAGGCTTTTCGCTTCCACTTTGCCACCCCGCCAAATTTGCCTTAGAAGGCTGTGTTTTTTTCCATTCACTGAGGTCTGGAACTTCGGCGGGAACAGCGGGGGAATCAGAGCTTAAGTCGCCAACAAAAGCAGGGTATTTGACTGTCGAAATGTAACGGCAAACGTTAAGAGCTTGCTCGTAGGCATAAGTCCCTTTTTTTGATTTACTTAAGTTTTGCTCAGCATAACTTTTGGCTTTGTTGGCAATCATTACCCATGTTAATTGTTCACGAATTTGCCCCTCACCTTCACAGCCCATCGCCTTAACTTCAGTGCCTTGAACAAGGGGGATTAAACGAATTTTGACTTTTCGGGCTTCACGCAACAGCTTAAAGGTAAATTCCTTTAGTCCGTCCGTGCCTGCCCATGCGTTAAATTCGTCAAGAATCACTACTATTTCAGGCTCGCTATCACCCACGAAATTTTGGTCATCATCAATTTGATAGCGACGGTTCATTTCGTGATACAAAGCCACCAAAAAAGCACAGGCGGAAATGTTGTATTTCCCAGTTAAAATCTCGGCAAAACCTAGGTGCTTGTACTGTTCGTAATCCTCAACCGTTCCGTAGTTTCGCCCCCATGCCACTACTAAATCGGCACTGGTAAATCCACCTTTTTTCCAGTGGGGAGAAACCGCTACAACGATGCCGTCAAAGCAACTCGCTAAATGCTCGGCAAGCCATGATTTTCCACCACCTGTTTTACCAGCGATGCCGATATGAGGGAACGCATCGCGGTTTGTGCGGAACTCAGTCCAGTCAAAAGGGGTTACACCCTGTTGACTTTCGACATCTCCCCAGTCACTAGCCGTTTCGCCATTGCCCTCAGTTTGAGGCACTGGGGTGGCTTGCGGTGGTTGCTGGGGATAAACATGGGCTACCGCGTCTCTTGCTGTCGCCTCTGTCCAAACACGCTTGTGGTGGGCTTCGTATTTGAGAATTTGGCGATGGTCGTAGATGACCTTGGCGGAGATCGCCGCAGAACTTAACGAAGCCACATTCAAAAGTAGTTTGCGCGTCCAGTGCTGGTTGCCATAACTGAAAACTTGAAGAGCGATCGCTACCCCAACAAATCCCCAAGAAATGATTTTTGGCTTGTCAAAATCAATGTCATTTCGAGGATTAACAAGGATTTCCCTAGGCAAAGAAACCATCAATCCCTCCTATCAACAAAAGTAGGGCAATTGCTCCTAGCAGCATATTTCTATGGAAAGAAATCAATGGAGAAAGAAGCCATGCACTTATGCCAATTGTGGCGACGGCTGCGGCAATGGCTGCGAAGGGGGCAAAGGTTGCGTGGAAGCCGACCCAGATTGCTGCGAAGGCACGAAGTAATGCTGTCCCTGTTGCAACGGTAATGCCTGTATAGAGTCCGTACATGAAGTCAATTCCTCCATCAATGATTGAGCTTCGGGAGAGTTGAATCCGTGGTTTCTGGCTGCTGCGATCGCCCGATTAGTTGTTTTAATTGTCTGTCTTGCCGCTATGTCAAAATATTTTTCTTCATAGCGGATTCGCTCGGTGTTTCTGACGACGTTCAGCCCTGCCCGGTGATATTCTTTTGCATTCAAGAGCAGGGCTTGGGACTCCTTTTCGCGGTCGAGCATAGCGATGGTGTTTTCGTCAGAATAGACTTTGCGAAGGCGGGATAGTTCGGTATCGCATACGTTCTGCAAATACCCAGACGGTGTAACCCACTTTATTAATTGAGTGGCAAGTTTTTGAAGCATAAGTGTTCTCCGATGTTGCAGATAAATTTAATTAAGTCCATAGGGATTTTTCTTGAAAGTTGTAGTCGCAAGCTTTTGCTCAAATCGATTGACAGCTTTTTGTGTGTCTTCCAATAATTCACAGATATCATCAGATTTATCCGCAATTACCGCTTTTTTGTTTCGCCGCCAACGTTGTTCAAGGATTGCAATAGGAGCATAGGCAGAAAATGGAATAAAGCAGTAAAATGCACGGTGCAAGGGTTGATTTAGCAAAATAGTCAAGAAAAAACTTACACTCGAAAACCCAAACAATACTTTTAATCCATTCATCATTTCACCTCACAAACCGTTTTTTGAATAGAGTTGATTTGAGCCGTCAATGCCGCAATTTGCCCGGTCATTTCTGCGTTCTGCTGACTTAATTGCTCGTTAGGAGTTTGGAAGAAACCAACCCCTCGCAAACTTAGAAATAAACCAGCCCCGCCAAGACCCAAGAAGACAACGAAAATGACAATCGCAAACACATCTAAAACTGTATCCTTTCGGCTGTTTGGCTGTGAATACTGACTTGGACTATGCCCCCTCGGAACGGCGATCACATCATAGGCATCGCATCGATTTAAATAGTCAATTTGGTCTTGTAATTCTGGGTGTTCCATAATAAATAAATCACACTAAATATGGTTAGACGTAGAGGGGCTTTACGCCCCTTTTTGCTTAAAGCATCACCCAACAATGAGCAGGAATAAGAGGTTGGGGCGCTGGCGAGATCGCCGTCAAAAAATCCAAAAAACGATACAGCATTACTCTGTCACCTGTACGGATGATTCCAGCAACAAAGGGGCATTTTCGCCACCAAAAACGCTGTTAGTTGCAAACTCAAAAGCACCCATCATTGCCGTTTCTAGATCGTCCATTCTGTCCATCATGATAGAAGAACAAGTCCCATCCGAAAGGTCGGTCATGTACTGGTGCAGGGCTGCTTCTGCCGTCAAGTTTGTCATTTGACGACCCATCTTAAAGCCAACTTCTTTGGCTTTTTCAACTTGACGTTGAACAGCAGCATTGATCCCTTTCTGCGCCTTTTGTTGATGCGACTGACCTTGGGATTGAACAAGCTTGGCACAAGCCTCGTTGACCCCTAAACGGTCTTTTGTCATCGCCTGAACAACGGACTCAATACTAGCCTCGGAAGGCTCAATACCGTGACGAACAAGAGCATCAACGATGGATTGCTTGCGGCTTTCAGAAATTGCAGTAGGCATAATTTTTAAATTCCTTTGATACGAATGTCTTCGATTGATTTACTTACAGAAACTTTTTGGTTGCGGAGTTCTGCCATCCTCTGATACACCCTCATTGATTGAGCAGAGATGCTTTCCTCATAAGGTTCGTGATCAAATTCTTCAATGTTTGCGGCTCTTAATTTTTTCGCCCATCTACGAATTGTCGGCTTTGAATACCCAAGGGCTGATGCCGCAAAATCAAGCGGATACCACTCAACCTCTACTCTTACTGCGGTCACACTTTAATCACCTCCAAATCAACTGATTAATTACTGACTCGATTGCGCTCATCAAGTGATTAACGCTTGATTGATTTAATCCTATTCAACTACCAAAAATGTGTAAATACCCCACTGGGGTAATAAAAATGCGTAAAAAGCAGTACGATCAGGAAAACCGTTGGAAAATAAACGCATGAAGTTTCAGCAAGAGATTTTTAAATGCCCAAATTTAAGTCGAATGACCCAAGATGCCGCAGCGACAGCGATCGCCACGGAGATCGAAAAAATAACGGACGGCAGCGCATCTCGGAAGACGATCCTCAATTGGATAAGGGGGGAGCGGACACCGACGGGGATAGCGTGGGATGTGGCACTGAAGGCGTTGAGATCAGCGGAGCAAATACAAGCTCAAAAAGTGGTGAACTCTCCGCTCAACAAAAAGACCCCCTTGAGGCTCGGTCGGTAAGCTTGCGGCGATCGCAGTGGCAGTGGCTTGATGAGTTGACCGTTGCCCATGCGATGAAGTCAGTGTCGGTGTTTTTAAGAGAATTGATTGATCGGATAAAAAAAGAATATGAAGAATAATTCGACTCAATTTGTGCAAAAAAAGATTCTTTTGCCCGTTGAATACCCGACCTTATTGCCGTGGCAATACATGGACTTAGCTGTGAATCATGGATTCACCCAAGAACAAGCAAAAGAGCTTTCTGGCTTTAACCGAGGGACATGGTTCAATTGGCTTTATAGTCAGCAGAAATGCCCTGAAAAGATCAATCGGGCAATGTTGGAAAAGCTACACAGGATTGCTTGTGACATGGGCTGGATCTCGAAATCTCGGAGCGTGGCGTAATGGGCAAGGCATGGACACAAGAAGAACTGGAGACGCTAGAATCTTTGCTTAGTGACTCCAACGGACATGACTTCCCTAAGAGATATCAGAATGCTTGTATTTCGAGGGGGTTTCCGAAGCGAACAGAAGCGGCAATTCGTTCTCAGGTTTCTATATTGAGAAAAAGAGCCAATCCTGTTGATGACAATTTTTCAGTTGCGTCATTGGCAAGGGTTTTAGGGCTTAACTCTTCAACTGTCGCAAATTGGGTATGGGACAAGAAAATTAAATTTACGAAAAGTGGGAAATATTGCAAAATCAAACGAGCGGATTTTGTTGAGTTTGCAAATCATCATCCAGCATTACTGCGAAAAGCTGATCGTGATGCCCTTGCTTATTTCTTGGGAGAAGAAAAAGCGGATTTGTTTAAGCAGATAGAAAGCCCAAACGACAGAAAACGATTGCGTTACCATGCCCCAGATGGGACAACCCGCGAGTTTGAATCAATATCAGAAGCCGCTCGACAATTGCACCTTAGTCAAGGCGGAATGAAGTACAGGATCCAAAGTCGCCCTAACGAGTGGGAGATTTTATCCTAAATATCAATCTGGCAATAGCCGAAAGTTAGGCTCCATTCGTGCCATCGGCGATCGCCCAACAATATGACATCCCTCCAGTTCCTCTCTCTCAATTAGCAGTCGGTCAGTACTCCCAATCCCGACCATGACATTGCCTGACTTGAACTCTTCATGGACATGATAGATGGTTCCGGTATAATGCTGGATTTTCATTATTGACCTCTAATTGCTGACACAAAGTCACTGGGGAGATTAAGGCTTTCTGCTGTGTTAGCAAAAGCATTTCTGTGTTCGTTCGTAATTTGAGCAATGCCGCACCATACATTCCAAATATTGACAAACGCGTCAACTCCATTAGTCGCAATAAGAGCGTAGGCATCTAATAACGCTGAATTTAGATTCTTGTTAACTTCAAACACAACATTGCAATAGTTATTAAACGTTGCATCACTCAACATGAAAATATTAAATGCATTCCAGTTTGAAATTGGAGGCTCAATGATTGGCTCAGTGTCGGAAATGATTTTATAGTTTCCTGTCTCATAGGCAGCCAGAAGAATTGATAAAGTAGGCTCAGTTACGTTATCAAACACAGGGTTGTTATCTTTCAATTCAACAATTAAAGTTGCCGAGTCAGTTTTTAACTCAATAAAAGTTTTCTGCATTTTTTTATATTGGAGAAGCAGGGACAGGATGGACATAATGGCAAATGTAGTTATACATGATAGACAAACTTCCCGGAGTTCCTATCAAGGAAGTTACTGCACTGGGTACTGTGGCGAAGGAGTATGCACTCCCCCCAGTACTCAGAACCCTATTTATTTGGTGACTCCCATTCGCTGTTAAATTGTTGTTTATCGTAAAAACTCCTGTTTGCCAGTTTGATCCGACAACCGTCCCCGAACTAGGGACATAAGAACTTTGCGCAAACCCCAGCAACCAGTAATTGTTAGCATCTGCTGTTGCAGCTCTGTAAGAGTACAAAATTCGCGGAACCCAAACCAAAGCACTTGCGGCAGACCCGATATTGTTGCTGATATCAATTTGAAAACTCCACGGGGGGACAGGAAATGGCGTAGCAAGAGCTACCGTTCCATTTCCTGCATTAGTCCTACCTGTTAGAACATATCGTGCTTCAAAATAAACTTCAGATATCCAATATGTCCCATTCCAGATCCACCATTTTCTCCCAGTCTCAATGAATCCGTTGTCTGTCGTTTTGTACCAGCGATCGCCAGCAACCAACGCACTCCCATTAACTCTAGTAACAGGCACTGTTGGGCGCACAAAATGAGCGACTCCAGCAATAATTTGCCCATCGGAACTACTACTTAATTGCCTAAAATTAAAAGTTGTTTGCGGCATAAGATCTCCTATCGATTAGGCTCAATACAAAGCACATAGCCTTGTGTAAAAGTAACTGTGTTTGCGGCATTTGCCTCATTCCATTGAAACGTCACTGTTGTAGGCTGTTCGACTGTTGTATTGATCACAGCAACACCGCCGGATCCGGGATCGGCAGCAACGCTTGCCCCAAATTGAATCAAGCTATCAATTCTTGCCGTCCCACTAACTCCAGTGCTTCGGCAAGTTAAAGTAACTTTTAATTCAAAAGGTACGTTCGTCATAGTGACTGAGGCTGGAGTAACCAGAGTTTGAACCGTGACTCCTGCGTATTTAATCCGAAAACTTCCAAAGGCAGCAGCGTTGTTTCGTTGGGAGATGAACCCTTTGATTGTAATCTCTTCGCACTTCCCAACCTCTAAATAATTAGCTCCATGCTCTACGGTGGAGATCGCCCCACTCTCTGTCACGGTATTTGCGATGGTCAAATCAGAAGTCCGAATGTTTTCAGACATGACCACGCCGCGCCGCTTCAGGAATTGGCTGAATTGAAGACCATTCCCAACTAGCTCAAATGTGCCTTGCTCGACAACGGCAAGGGGGGTGGGCTGTGAGGTTAATTTTATTGGTGCTGTGCCGGGTGCTGTTCCACCAGCATTGAAAACCAAAGAGCCGATCCCTGTGTCGCCAGCTTTGTTGATCTTTGTAGCAAGCAAAGCATTCAACCCATTGACGTTTCCAGAATCAATCGTTCCAGCGACATTTTGAGTTTTACCGTATTCAACCGTGATTAAGTCACCTGACAATGGGGCGGTGACAAACCGAAAAGTACCAGTGGCGGCGTTCAACTCAGTCCAATCTTCAGTTGTCCCTTGGGTCTGCAATTGCCCGTTTAGATAGACCTTGAGCTTCCCACTGGGATAACTCCCAAGAGAAACCATGAAATCAGTATTTGAATCGTTAACCGAACCGATCAACGTGCCATACGTATCGGATACGCCGCCTGATTGGTCAATCTGGATAGAAGAAAATGCATTGGCGATCAATGCGCCCGTTTCCGCTTCGGTGTAATATCGCCCATCATGAGTATGGAGGGTCGTATCGCCACCGTCGGTTAAGTCCGTGGCGTTTGCATCCGAAATATTATTGACTTCCGCCCCGACTTCAATCCCGTCTAACTTTGTTTCATCGGCAGTGGTGAAAGATGCTGTTGTGTTCGCTAGTACAGAAGAATACCCTTGTACCGTCACCCCAATGGTTCCGGGTTGTAACGCCGAATCCGCTTTTGCCCCTTGAGAGGCTGTCGCAAAATCCCCAACATTAGCAGCCGCTGCCGACCCTAGTGCTGGTTTATTTAGGATTAAAGCGTTTCCAGCGATGGCATTCCAATCTGCGTTTACATTGACTTCCGCACCAGCGGCAATGCCATCTAACTTTGCTTCATCAGCCGCAGTAAAAGAGGCGGTCGTATTTGTCAATACAACAGAATACCCCTGTACCGTCACGCCAATATTTCCGGGCTGAAGTGCTGAGTCTGCTTTTGCCCCTTGTGCTGCTGTCGCAAAATCCCCTGTGTTGGAAAAAGCCGCTGTCCCAAATATAGGCTTATTTAAAATCAGAGCATTGCCTGAGACCGCATTCCAATCGGCATTAACATTGGGTTCAGCCCCTGCAACTATTCCAGCTAATTTTGTTTTTTCTGTTGGCAGGAATAATCCAGCGTTCAACTCAGTTGCCGCTGGAATTGTTGCATCGGTTCCGGTGCTAGAAACTACGATCCCATCCGCAGGACTGGCAATATAGCTTAAATTCGTTTTCCCGCCGCCGCCGCCAGTGGTGATCGTAACCTGAATATTTTCTTCGTTATCGGTAATAGTTGCCGTGATCACACTCATGGAGTCACCTTCGCTCTAACGTGGACAACCCCGTGCATCACCCGATCTATTTGAGACTCAGCCCCGTGGGTAATTTTTAAATCATATTCGTAGTCACCTTGGGGCAAATCTAAAATATGTTCATCCCAAGTAAATTCGCCATTTACATCAACAGTAAAACCTGAAGTTTCAGAGCTATAGGTGTGCTTGACATAGCCGCATTGTTTCAACACCATTTCTACTTTGGTGATTTCCATTGGGGTATCATCAATGGTCATCGCAAAATCTTTGGCACGGGTCGTACTCCCTTGCTGGATGTACCAATCCTTTTGGACTCCCCCCGTATCCGTATCACCCGTCAACGTAACTGTCGTCATCGCCAAACCAAACGCTGTCTCTATTCTACCCACAACAGCGAACTTTCTTGATGACCGGGCTTATCCCTACAAAAGTTTCTTCAAAAAAAAACCAATCCCAGAAAATCCTAGCGACGCGAAAGACTTGCGTAATGTGCCTCTATAATTGCCGCAATTTCAGCTTTTACTGTGCGAATCTCGATAGCGGAATGCTGACCAACCAGCGGAGCTATGACTTTTCCCGCAATTGACGTGATTTGGTTCCGGTTGTAAACAGGGGCAAGATCGCACCAAATTCCCTTCAATCTCCCGATCACAACATCCTGAAGAATCGGATGAATACCCAGCTTGTCCATTGTTTGCTTCAGAGACGGAAAATCACGCATCACTTTTTCTTCTCCTTCGGCTCAGGCTTTTGCCCATACTCAGGACGGATCGTATTGTTTCCCGGCAATGATTTTCCATCGCCGCCCATCGCGTAACTTGCTCGTATAAAACTCATTGGTTTTTCTCCGTTAACATTATATTGCTGTATGATATCATGATAACATAAGTTCAGTGAAAGCCATGAAACAAAAAACGACAACAATCCGTATTCCGGAAGCCTTGCTAGATGAGGTTGACAGAAAAGCCGCTGCTCTGGGCTATTCTCGAAACCAGTACATTGTCAACCTGCTGAAAACTGCAAACCTTAAGTTATCTGCCAAGGGGAGACGCTGACAGTGCGACTGCTATATACTAAAAGCACCCCGTTAGATTTGCCGTCTAGGGGTGCTTTTAGTTCAAATTATTCATGGGATTACTCCCACTACTTGTATGAAACCGATAAAAGGAATCGGATCTAACGAAGGAATCTCGATATGACACCAATTTTAGACCAAAATAACGACGATATCAACCTTGAGCAGTATCTCTGCCTAGAGAGCAAGTCCAATGGGTTTGGTGAGAAGCCAGCGGTCAAGCCTCGGTTCCCGTGGATCGTTTTTCCGTCGTTTGTCCTTAATGACGATGGAATGGTGGTAGCCTACGGATATTTTGTCTTCCGAGGCAAAAATATAAAAAAGGCATTGCGAGTATTCAAAAAGGAAAATCCCAGAGCTTACCCCACGGTTAAAGAAATGGGGTATTACTGGCTTGTCGATAATGCTGAAGAACTAAAAGCAACAATTGAATATATCCGCGTTGTGGTTGATAGCCTGATCTTGGGCGAGGAGAATTAAGATGCAAACAAAAGCAAAAAACAATCTTCGCAATGCCGAGCTGCAGGCGATCGCCACGCTTAAAACCCTAGGGTTCCGAGAAAATGAGCCATTCATGATTGGTGTTGCCAACTACGCCTTACAGGTAGAGATCAAAGAAGATTGCCTGCTGCTGTGGAAAACAAACTGCCCAACAGTGCGGGGCGGAAATTGGACTATAGGGCATCCTATCATTGGGGGGTTTGATCATCTAAGACGTATCGGGGAAAGCGGGAAAAATATTTTCATTTTCCCAAATAAGCTCGTCAACGGGATGAGCGATCGCCATGCAACAGAATTTAATACCGTATTCTTCGAGATTGACCCACCCAAGGGCAGCAATATCACGGAACAATTGATCGCCAATCGGGAACGCATCAATGCAATTCAGGCACGGGGCTTGCGGTTATCCGCTCAAATCTATTCAGGGAATAAGTCGGATCACAACTATTTCCGGTTGTCCTGTGGTGTAAGTTCCGATGTCCACTTAAATTTGCAACGAAAAGCGGCGATCGCCTTTGCGTCTGACCCGGCAATCGTAACCATCAGCCGTAAGATGCGTTTCCCATGGGTTCCCCGTCGCGTAGGAGATTCTATTCGGGAATGTAAGACAAGGCTCACGGACGCTGTTTACACGCCTTCTGAACTTGAACAGTGGCTTGATACGCTGATCAAGGAGCGATACGGTGTACAACCGCCGGAACACATTTCAGAAAATCGATTCAAGGAATACAAGCGCAATTATTTTGCAGGGCTTGATGCCGAAGAAGTCTGCCATACACTCAACGCTGATGAATGGGAATTTGAGCCAAAACAAGATGACATTGATCTTTCTGACCTCCCCACTGAGATTTTGCACCCTATCGCCTTAAAGGCTGTGCAAACAATTCCTGAGTCGATCCCCGGTGAAGGCAGCTATGAGGAAATTTACCGTCGGATGTGCGGTGGACTTAAGCATATCTTTGGTGAGGAGATCGCCGTCCAAATAGCCGAACAACACAGCCCATTGCGAGAAGCCTCCAGTGTTGTGCGATCGCTGAAAGCCTATAACGCTGCTTCATTATTCAAGGTAGCCCGTGAGCATGGGGGATTCGTTTGGGACAAAGAAGATGCAAAACGGTTACAGGATTATTTTCATGAAGACATTCTGCGGCTTTATGACGGATTCAAAGGCAAGGCATTGTCTATCGAATTAGCCCCATTTCGTAAAAAATTTCAGTTACTCGGATGCCCCGATCTTTACTGGAAAGAAGAGTGCAACGCGATCGCCGCTGAGATCAATGTGTCCCCTGTTTATGGTGCTGATGCAAATTGGTGGAAAGATTATGAGGAAAAGCGTGTCGGACTGGGGGGATATCGTGGTGAAGGCGAGATCAAAAATGCACCTGAATGGATACGCCAAAACCAGATTATTCCTTGGCTCAATCGCCTAAAAGAGCAAGGAAAACGACTTTTTAGCTATGAGCAGGAAGTCAACAATCGCCAACGCATTACACCGGGCGAATTGGTTCATCACAATGGCACAGGTTACATCGTTGAATTTACCTCGGAACAAGAACGGTTTCGATTGGTCAAGGATGCGCCATCAATGGGCTACAAATGGGTTGTTGACATTTCTGGTACTGGCACGGGCAAAACTCACAATCTATTGAGGTTTGGGGAAAAAGGATCAAGGGTTGTTCTGTTCCTGCCAAGCCATCGCAATCCCCATGTGCCGGAGTTGAAAGATTCATTTTTTGAGATGCCGACCCGTCACTTGGGAATGTATCGCCACAGCGACAATACGATTCGCAGACATCCAGAAAAGGAAGGTCAGTTGACGATTGAGGATGCCAATTGCCACAAGGCGAACGAGTTTTTGGAGGCGGCGATCACTGGACGCAATTTAGAGATTGATAGTCCTTGCTTTACCTGTCAATTTCAGGACACCTGCGGTAAAGACCAACAAAATCGCCCCGCAGGGAGTGGCTTTTTGCGTCATCGATTTCACGCTTTTCAACAACCAAGAGTCAGAGGGCATTTATCACAGTTTGGCGGTGTACCAGAAGCATTACTAAAAGATCGGATTGCTATAGTTGACGAAGCGTTTTCCCAGATTCAGTCATTTAAAACGATGACCATCAGTATTGATGATGCATTCAAAAAATTACGGTTTCTTGAGGCGTTAGACCCCGCAAAGGCTCACCTCATCAAGCCGTTTTTGACCCACATGGAAAAACTAAACAATGAATGCAAGTCGCCTTTCGGGGTTAGTCACGATGAATTATTTGAAAATGCCCCAAATTCAGACAAATGCCGTTGGGACGCAAAGGCATGGGCGAAGGGAGTGCTAACCGCTGTTGTTGATGGCAAAATCAACTGGGATTACGCCAATGACACAGCCTTAGCTGAAGATGCTGGTCAGTCTACCCCATACGAACCCCTAAGCGACATGATCAAGATTTGGTGTGGCGACAAAGGCAGTATCTCGGTGAAGGATGGGATTGTAACTATCACAATGCCTGACTCTAGTCACATCAATATGCTCAAGAAATTTGAGTCACGATTGCTGATGGATGCAACGCCAAACTTAAAGCTGTTGGCTCAATCGGCAGGCTGCCAAGAATCTGAAATTTTGGTGATCACCCGTCCGATGCCCGACAACAGCCGATTGAGCATTACCGCCATCGAAACCCCCGGCACGGGAAGCAGACAAAACCTAAATGAGTCAAAACAGGCACAAGACCGGGTAATGTCTTTGATCGAAAAAATTAAAGTAGAGCGCGACGCAAACGCACGGGTTATCGGACTCAAGAACTGTCCTATCCCTCATGACGGATACTGGGGCAATCATAGCCGTGGAGATAATAGCAATAGCGGCGTTCGTACCCTGATTGCCTACGGACTGCCATACCCCAATCTTGAACAGTCACGGGCTGAATGGAGGGCGATCGCCGGAACACTTGATGGCTTTGAAGCTTACTACGGTCACAAGGTTGCCGCCGAAATTATTCAGGTAGCAGGACGACAACGGGCGCATCGGTACGATGGCGAGTTCAACT